GGATGACTTTAAAGAAAATTTTTCAAACATTGAATATGACGATGGCTTTGGTGCCCAGGAAATCGCAGAAGATTTAGTTGTTGTTTTTGATGACCGGTCATGGCTTGAGCGTAAAGAATACGATGGGTCAGAAGAATGGAGTTTCAAGCAATCTCCGCAACAGCTAGTTTCCGCACGCAGCTATGACGTTATCGATTGTCATTCTGTGAATAAAATTGGCTGGAAAACACTGGCTGAGTTAAATGGTGGGAAGGCAGAAGAATGACAACAGAAGAACTAGTTTTACAGATCAATCGAAATCATCGAGTTCGGGCTGAAAAAATAGACGGCAGAATTTTTGTCTACAACGACACAAGCCACCTTTTGTTCACTTTCGATGAAAAAGCGACAAATTTTCTCGATTTCACTTTCAATGACCAACTGCCATCAGACAGCATGGCCCAGCCTTCACGTGAGTATGTTGCGGCGCAGATCGAAGAGTATCTGCAAACGCCGATTAAGGAGCGTTTTCCAGAAAAGAAATATCATTTAGCAACTTTGCAATATCCTAAAGATGCAACCCCAATTAAACAATATGTATCGGACATTATTGTTGGATATGATCATGTAAATTTCTATTTTGGGTCTAAAGAAAAAGCTGGAGTATGGGCAGATAGTGATTTAAATTATCTGTCACAATATTTTCCCAAAGAAGCAATTGATGCAATGGAGGAACCTGCGGAGGACGACGAATGAGTAGACAGCGGAAGAAGCACACAAACGTAGTTCAGCTGCAAAAACTCCAAAAATCAATTCGCCGGGGTCGAAGTTGTCGTGAGGGTTTTGTTAAACTCATGGAGTTTGTTGAAAGCATGAAACTTGAGCAGGGTGTGACGAACTGGCCACCATATCGGGGGACCAAGTGTCGAGGACGTTGGAGGTGATAGCAGTGTTAATTTCTGATTTTTTACTGCTTATCGCAGTAGTGCTGATCTGGATGGCGCTCTTGCTATGCTGGCCTATCTGGGGAGTGTACTGGACGCTGATTGTGGTATTGACGGCGTTGTATGCAGTGATTCGCGCGAATGAGGCGTAATGATGAGCTAGGACACGGTAAGGGTAATCACCACTAACCAAATGGAACGGCGGATATTAAAAAAGCACCCCACCGACGGCAGAGTGCTATACGCAAATCAACAACGATAATTATAGCACATATCTTGATTCAGGAGGCCTAACGGTGGAACAGCTGACAATTTTTGACAATCACATTGACCGTGAAGCAACCATTCATAAGGTCAAACAATTCTTTGACGAGTATCCACGCATGGTGAGATTGGCACGGCGAGACAACACGGGGCTATCGTCGCCACGTATGGACGGTATGCCACGAGGAAGTAACTATGGCAACTCAGTGGAGCGTAGGCTGGTCCAGAGCATCTATGCTAAGCAGGTCGTTAAAGAGACCAATGATGCAATTAACGCCTGCGACGAGTTCAGTAAGGTGATCCTGCGTGACCTGTATTTGTATGGTTGGTCGGACAACAAAACGATCATCGCAATCGGCTACTCTCGCAGCCGCTATTTTCACTACGTGAAGCCTAAGGCGCTATTAGAGTTTGCTGAACTATACATGTTGGAGCCATTACAGGTCTTCAAATAAAAAAGCACTATCGCAGCACTTTTACAGCACTGAGACAGCACTCATAAGCCAAAAATACGGGTTATATTGGTATTGTCAAAAATTGTAAAACTGTTAATGCGGGTCCGAGATGACATTAAACTACGCCTCCAATAAGGAATGCGGCAGAACTACTGCCGTATTATGCGAGTGACGGTTCAAAGAGACTCCTTTCTTTTTTAAAGCAAAAAAATAATTACAAGTGTTCACAGTGGTTGCTTTGTTCATAACAGACATACTTTCTAACTGAGGTTCGACTCCTCAGGCTCGCATTGGGGCGATGTCAAACCCCAAAACCTTCTGTATTATGCAGAAATAGCTACATTGGTAGTGAGTGCCACACATTGCGGGTGTGGAGGTTACCTGTGGTTCGATTCCACACACTCACGTTGCAGACCCATGCAGGTGGTGATCTGCAAGCTGACGTCCCACGGTGGGGCGTGATAGTTGTTTTCCGACCGATATCACGCATGAAGTCCGGTTCAACTCCGGCTCTCAGCTATTGGCTACAAGTTCCAGGCAGGAAAGTCAGCAGTGACGTATACATCTGCTGTACTCTGTACGGTAGTCTACCGTTAGCGGGCGGTTCGATTTCGGACCGTCACCTTGCAGAAGTAAGTCAATGGGCAGACGTACGGTCTCCAAAACCGTTTATCTAGGTTCGAGTCCTGGCTTCTGTGTAGTGAGTGAAAATTACAGGAACAGCGGTCAGCAGACCGTCTTGTCCATATCTTGAAACAAACATTGTCACAACAACTCACTCACGAACCATCAAGTGGTCTGATGGTAAGTCGTAACATTTCAAAAGTCGGCGTGGAAAACCGGCTTTTTATTTTGCAAAAATGGCGATTTTTAGAAAGCAGACTGCTTGAAAATTATTGAAAATGCAAAAAACAGCGTTTTTTAGGAAGTAGAAAAAATGTTCTATACAAAGAAGTGGGGCATCGTGTCCAGCAAGGCTGAGTTGTATATGCTCGTTAATGCTGAACACAAGTTTGAAGAGAAACGGGAGAAAGAACAGTATGGCCAAAAAGGACATCTTCATATGGAGAACCGTTGATGGTCGGCGCTGTTATCTCCAAGTTCCTCACGGTTTATCGTGGTGGGCTTTTCAATGGAAAGACACTGAGGGCCACAGGATCCCAAAGGTAACGATGATGAGTGGCTATATTAAACGGATCCAGTAGAAAGGTGGTGTGGTGAGATGCCATGAAAGAACCGCAAGAAACCGCAAAATTGAACGACTTTTCGAAGCTGGACAAAGACCATAGAACCTTTGTAGAGCTTATGGTTAATGAAAATCTAACAAATAAAGAACTTGCGGCTAGCGTACATCGTAAGCGCGAATCGACCATGAGTGAGTGGAAACGGACAGACTGGTATAAACAAGCTCGCGAAGTTTATATCAAGAAAGCGATCAAAGGCGAGTATAAGGTTAGGGCTTTAAAAACCATTCTCAACTTGCTGGATGCAAAATCGGAAATGGTTAAGCTCCAGGCGGCCACCACACTGCTAAAGATGTCGGGAATGTTAAACGATAATGATTCACCAGAACTTGTACAGGCTAAGATCCGCAAGGCTAATGCTGATGCTGTGATTGCTGAGCGTAAGGCTGAACAAATGTCCACAGGGGATGACAGTGGTTTGACGATTAACTTTGTCAGAACGAATCGGGAGGAATCAGATGATGGAGAAGCAACTGAACGTCAACGTTGATTCCATGATCTGTCCACACTTTGACAAAGTGATGTTTGATCACTCGCTGAACAAAGTTCTTAAAGGTGGGCGTGGCTCCACCAAATCATCAGTAATCAGCTTGCAATTAGTTATGGACTTCTTAAAAGACGGCTATGCCAACGTATTGGTACTACGTAAGGTTGCTAACACGATTGAGCTGTCGGTATATGAACAAATTAAATGGGCTATTTACATGCTGCATGTGGATAGCCTTTTTGAGTTCAAGAAATCACCGTACCGGATCGTTGACAAACGAAATGGCACAGCGTTTTATTTCAGCGGTGTTGATGATCCGCAAAAACTGAAGTCAATGATCATTGCGAAAGGCTATGTTCGTTACTTATGGTTTGAAGAACTAGCCGAGTTTGACTCATGGCAAGAAGTTGACGCGGTTCGGGCATCGTTCACTCGTAAGCAGTTGCCGCCTGGCGCTCACGTTGTGACGTATTACAGTTACAACCCACCTAAGAATCCATACGACTGGATTAATGAGTGGATAGCACAGCGCCAGACGCTTCCTAACTGGTTTGTAGATCATTCGACCTACAAGGATGTTACTTTGCCTAATATCCTCTCTCAGGACTATCTGGACGAGATTAACACGGTTAAAGCCAATGATTTTGACTACTATCGCTGGATGTACTTAGGCGAAGTTGTTGGGCTTGGTACCAATATCTTCAATATGGACACGTTCCATGCCCTCAAGGAGCTGCCAAGCGATGATGAACTGATTGGCATTTACTACAGTGTCGATACTGGGCATGAAGTATCAGCAACAACTTGTTCAGCTTATGCTTTGACACGTAAGCGGAACGTCCTCTTGTTAGACACGTACTACTACAGTCCACAAGGTAAGGCCCACAAAAAGCCGCCTAGTGAGTTGTCGCATGATTTAAAGCAATTCATCGATAGAACTACCGATTGGATTGGAGAACAGCCCACACGGCTTACTATCGACTCTGCCGAAGGGGCGATCGACAATCAGTTCTATAACGACTTCGGTATTCATTGGCATAAAGTAAATAAACTAAAAAAGGTGGACATGATCGACCGGGTGCAAGACCTAGCCGCTCAGGGCCGCCTTTTTTACTTGGATAACGAAGACAACAAGATCTGGGTCGAACAGTGCCGTAAGTACCAGTGGGACGAGAACACACTAGAAAGCGACGATCCGAAGGTAATCAAGGTCGATGATCATTGTTGTGACCAGCTAATGTATCTTTGCGTTGATAACGAAAGAGATTTCGGTTTGAGGTACTAATCAGCTTCGAGGAGGTGAGACCGTGAGCATTTTAACGTCGATCAGGAATTGGTTTATGAAAGGGGGTGCGCAACTAGGAATGACAAAAGGGCTAACAAGGATCACCGATGATGACCGGGTGGCAATTGATCCAAGCGAATACAATCGGATCCAACTTGCTAAGAAGTATTACAAGGATGACTTACCGTTAATTCATTACCGCAACTCTTACGGCAAGCGTCGCCACCGTGCGATGAGCACGCTTAACGTTACGAAGCTGGCGTCAAAGCGATTAGCTTCAATCATCTTTAACGAACAGTGCGAGCTATCACTGAAAAACAAGGCGCTGAATGATTTCGTAAATGACATCGTTGAAAAGAATCACTTCAACTTGCAATTTGAGCAGCACTTGGAAACAGGAATTGCGCTTGGTGGTTTAGCGGCACGGCCTTACGTGGATGACCAGAACAATATCAGAATTGCCTGGGCTAACGCAGACCAGTTCTACCCACTACGCAATAACACTGACAACATCTCAGAGTGTGTGTTTGCTAGTCGTACTACTCAGGTGGAAAACAAGCAGCTGATTTACTACACACTGCTAGAGTTTCACCAGTGGCAGGACGCTGATACTTATGCCATCACTAACGAGTTGTACAGGTCTACTACACGGGGCACAGTCGGTAATCAAGTGCCGCTGACAACCATTTACCCTAATCTGCAAGATCAGGTTGAGTTTACTGGCGGAGCAATTAAGAAACCGCTGTTTGCTTACTTCCGCACTCCTGGCACCAACAACAAGGACTTAGACAGTCCGTTGGGTGTTGGTATCGTGGATAACTCCAAGAGCATCATTGATGCGATCAATCGCACTCATGACCAGTTTGTTCACGAGGTTAAGATGGGTAAGCGGCGTATTGCGGTGCCTGCTGAAATGCTACGGCCTTCTGCTGGAGGATTTGGCACTGGGGATGACAATCAAGTTCATCCACCCGTCTTTGACCAGGACATGGACGTTTACGAAGCCATGTATGGTGACACTGACAAAATGGCAATTACGGATTTGACATCCGATATCCGGGCAGATCAGTTTAAAGCGTCAATCGACTACTTCCTGCGGGAATTTGAGTCACAGATTGGTATCTCAACAGGAACTTTCTCGTTTGACGGTGAAGGTGTTAAGACTGCGACTGAAGTGGTGAGCGAGAACTCCACGACTTATCAGACGCGGTCAAGCTACACTACACAAGTGGAGCTGTTCCTCAATCAGCTGGTAACGGCAATCCTCGAAGTTGCCAGCACACCACAGTTTTTCAGTGACAATCAGGCCCGCGTTACGGGCTTTGACGCCAATGCTAACTTGGACTTGAGTGTCCACTTTGACGACGGTGTGTTCATCGACAAGGACAAGCAACGCACTGATGAAATGGCACTTGTTGCCGCCGGGATTATGCCTAAGAAAGAGTACCTTATCCGTAACTTCGGTCTGTCTGAAACCGACGCTGATAATTGGCTGCAGGAAGTTCAAGACGAACAGCCAGACTTTACGGGTGGATCAGTTGAGCAAGGCAGTCCTGACGATGATCAGGGAGCTGATAGCTAATGGGTGCTTTAGAGCGCTTTGAGCGTCAAGGCAATCAGATCAAGGATGCCTACTCATCATTGCAAGATGAAATCTTTCGATTAATCATCAATGCCATCAAAGACGGCGATTACAAGCACGTCGACAAAGATGACGTGGTGTTGTGGCAAGCCATGCAGTTACAGAAGATTGGCCAGCTTAATCAAGGTACCATGCGTTTGATGGCAAAGACTGATGGCATTTCACAGCAAGCCATTCAAGACTTCGTGAAGTTTCACGGACTCGATGTTGCTGATGAAGTTGACAACGAGTTGCAGCAAGTGGCTCCACAGCGGACAGCTATGCCGGCACAAACAAGCATTGGTTCATTGATGGATGGCATTGCTCAGCAAACGTGGACCAACTTGCAGAACAACGTCAACGAATCGCTAGTCAGCCGGAACTATGGTCAATCGTCAGTTACCTATACCTACCGCAAGATTCTAACGGAATCGACTGCAGCAACGGTATCAGGCCAGCTGACACACCAGGACGCTGTTGAAGCAGCCATTTACCGCGCTGTTGATCGTGGCTTGCCAACACGGTTAATTGACCGCGCTGGCCACCGCTGGAGTTTGGAAGGCTATACCAACATGGTGGTGACGACAACCACTCAACGGACGTTTAACGAAGTTCGACTCAAGCGTATCAAGGATTATCACATCGGCCAAGCGGTGATGAGCAGTCATCCGGCTAGTCGGCCTGCCTGCGCGCCGATTCAGGGGCAGGTGGTCAACGTAGTGCCGCCAGAGAGTGATGACTTCGATGATCGGTATGACAGTATCTACAATCACGGCTATGGCGAACCCTGGGGAACTCAGGGCATTAACTGCTCTCACCGATTATTCCCGTTCGTTCCTGGCGTGAGTGTTAATCATCAGCCGCAATATGACCCAGACGAAGCCATCAAGAATGGCAAAATCGTTCAACAGCAGCGAGCCAGAGAACGGGCTATCCGGGACGCTAAGCATCGTTTAGCGGCTGCCGAAGAGCTCGGCGATGAAAAGATGATTAATCAGACTAAAACGCTGATCAGGGCCCGTCAGGCAAAGATGAGGGGTTTTATTAAGTCGACCAATCATGGTCGTAAAGTGCCGTTGCTACATCGTGACTATTCAAGAGAAAAAATTGTAAGTCAGTAAAACTCGACCTGAGCATGTCGTAAAACTGCTCATTTTGTAGCAATCAATTCTCGCGGTTCGTAACCGCGTCAACAACTAACGTGAAGGAGAGATCGCAATGAAGCGTGAAACATTGAAGGAACACGGTCTGACAGATGAGCAGATTGACTTCGTGATGGCTGAAAATGGTAAGGACGTCAATCCCTTAAATGAGAAGGTCAACAGTTTGACGAGCGAACGTGACGGCTTGCAGAAGCAAGTAACTGATCGTGATTCTCAGCTGAACGACCTGAAGAAGTCAACTAAGGACAATGACGAACTCCAAAGCCAGATTAAGAAGCTACAAGAAGACAACAAGAATGCTCAACAGAAGTACCAGAACGATCTGGCAGCTCAAACTAAGAGTTTCAAGATCGAGGGTGCTTTACGGGATGCGAAGGCCCGCAACGTCAAGGCTGTGCTGTCTTTGATCGACACCGACAAAGTGGAAGTTGGAAAGGATGGCAATTTGTCAGGACTGACAGATCAAATTGATGCTGTCAAGAAGTCTGACGGCTACCTATTTGATGGTGATTCCACAAATGGTAAGCAGGTCCGCATTAATCCTGGATTTAAGGACAATGGCAACGACGGATCAGACAACTTGGCCAGCAAGATTGCTGTTCGTTTGGCAAATGCTGAAAAATAAAGAAAGAAGGATAATTAAATGGCTGTTGTATTAGATCAAAAAGACCTGGCAACAATTGATGAACAGTTTGCTGCTGATTCACAGATCTGGCAAGTGCTGCAGGGTGGGGCTAAGTCCATCACTGCCGCTGATTTTAATGGTGTGCACTCAGTACGGGTAAACAAGCTGTCTGGTTTTGTTGAAGCTACTAAGTACAATCGTAACGGGGACAACGCTCGTCACAACATCAACGTGGACAAGGAAACATTTGAGCTGACTCAGGAAGACTGGTTCGGTTACGACCTTGACCAATTGGACGAAGGTGAAAACGGTGCACTGCAAGTGCAGAATGTCGTTACTGACCACCACCGTTTGATTACTGTGCCACATCGTGATAAGTATGCCGCTCAAAAGGTATATGACACTGCTGCTAACGGTGGCAAGTTGGTCACTGACACCATCGACAGCAAGAACGCGCTTAGCGCTTACGACGATGCCGAACAATACATGACCGATAACGAAATTCCGGGCGGCTACGTTATGTTTGCTTCATCCAAGT